GTCGTGGCCTGGTCCCGGTCGGTCGTGGCCTGGTCCCGGTCGGTCGTGGCCTGGTCCCGGTCGGTCGTGGCCTGGTCCCGGTCGGTCGTGGCCTGGTCCCGGTCGGTCGTGGCCTGGTCCCGGTCGGCGTGGTGCCCGTGGCCGTCAGCCAAGTGCTCATCCACCTCCGCGGCCCAGTCGGCATCGGACGCCGGCATCGGGTCAGTCATCGCATCTCTCCCTCGGGACTGTCGGCGGGGTCAGGGGCGGGGTAGCTGTCCTCAAGGCGGTCCGTCAGCTGCCCCAGCCGGCTGGTCAACCCGTCGAGGCCGTCGAGGAGCTTGCGCATCTCGGGTGTGAGGGACCCGGCGAACAGCTCCGGACGGGCGGCCATCAGTGGAACCCACCAGCGGACGCGACCGCGACGATCAGGCCGGCGCCGACGGTGACGGCACCACCGATGCCGATTCGGATCAGCGCTGTCCGGTTCTCTTTCACTGCCTTGTCCGCGGCTTCGGCGGTCTTGTCGGCGGTGTCCATCCGGCGGGTCAGGTCCGTGGTCGTGACCCGGACCGCCTGCTCGGCCGCGAGAGCGACCCCCGTCGCGTTCGTGCGGTCCCGGTCGTAGATCTCTTTCCGGACGTACGTGCCGTCGAGCGCCCCCAAGACGGTTTCGAATCGGCCGATGGTCTGGTCCAACCGGGCAGTGAGGGTCTCCAGGATGTAGCGCATGACTTCCGGGTCGGACGTTCCGGGCATCCGGGCTCCCTTCGGGCTCAGAACGCGAGGGCGGCAGCGAGGCTCGTGGGGCTCAGCAGGAGCTGGACCTGCCACAGCCCGCCGAACGTCACGGTGTGCTGGATGTGCTCGACGTAGCAATCCATGCTGATCGTCGGGGCCAGGCGCTGGTTGACGTGGACCCGCATCCCGCGTTCCAAGGTGAGGGCGGCGAGCCACGCGTTCGGGCACAGCACCGGATCCAGGGTAGTCGGGGTGAACGTCAGGACCCGGATGCGCTGGTGCGGGTGCTTGTAGGCAGCGAGCACCGCCGAGACCCGGTTCTGGACGGCGGTGTCGGTGGCGTAGGCGTTGAGGTTGGTGCTGATCGTGAGGGCGCGGGTGCCGTAGCAGCGCTGTGAGGTGAGGTCGGCGCGGTCCAGGGGGACGGTGATGTTCGGGCCGGTGACGCTGACGTCGTTGTAGATGTAGGTGGGGTCCAGGTCGGTGGCGAGGTCGTGCTCGACGGGGATCTCCCCGAGATCGACCCGTTCGCCGAAGGTGAACGCGACGGGGCCGGTGACGGTCCGGGCGTCGCGCTGGCGGAAGGTCAGGACCCCGGCGGCGTCGACGTAGAACGTGCCGAGTTCGTCCATGTCGGCGGTCGTGAGGATCGCGTCGAGGCACGAGCCGCCGCCCGGGACGGCTGCGACGGTGGACAGGCCCCGGTCGATGGCGACTTTCGGGCTGGCGAGACCGGGCTGCTTGAAGTTGGTGTAGTCCAGCAGCCGTGAGATTCGGACGCCGGTGGTCTCCCCCGAAAAACCCGTCTTGCCGGCGTTGAACAGATCGGTGTGCCGCAAGCTGCCATTCGGGCCGGGCGTGGTGGGAATCGTAGTGTTCCGTAGAACGAGATGTGCCACAGTGCCGATGAAGTTGCTGAAATAGCCCGCTCCGACGTAGATGCTGATAATAGTAAGAATGCCGGGGGAGGCGCGTGGAGCGGTGTAGGGCGGCAGGTTGTCGACAAACGCGGTGTAGGTGCCGAACTCGACGTTGAGGCTAACGAGGTGCGACAGGCCGTCGTGAAGGTTCCCGGAGTTCGCGGCTGGCAGCGTCGTCGTAAGGCCACTGCCACCGTCCGTGATCTGCAAGCGCCCGGTAGAAGGGTCAATCGTAAATGAGAAAGCGATGGCACCGTTGCCATCGAGCAGACACATGGGGCTGCGCTGAAAGTCGGCGGTTGTTGTTGCCAGCCACAGGGAAGCGCTGATCCCGACCGTGGCGCTGACCCTCGGATAGCCACCTGCCTGCAATGCGACGTTCGCGTAGGTAGCCCCATCGAGTTGTACGGCCTGCCCGCTGTCACCCTTGGGAACGATCGAGGCGACTGACGTGTAGCCGGTGCCGTTGTTGAACGTCAGCGGCGCGTTCCACGTCCCGGCGTCGGTCTTCGCGCTGTTGACGCTCGTACCGGGGCTGCCCGGGTTCGGAGCACTGACCGCGGCGAGCGTCCAGTAGTACAGCGGGTTGTCGGCCAGGATGGTGCCCTGCACCGCTGAGCGGTAGGTCGCCTGCGCGAGCAGGGTGAGGGCATCGACGCACACCAGGTCGGACTGCCCGAACCTGCCGCCACGGGTCCACGCGTTCGGCCACCGCTCCACGAAGCCGGTGAACACGGGCCGGGTCGTGCCGTCTGGCATTGTCGCGAGGACCCGGAAGGGCCGCAGCGGCAAGATGTAGCCGTTGTACGGACTCGCCGCGTTAGCCGGGTCGAAGGCGCCGTCGCGGTTGTCCACCGGCACCGTCAGCATGCCGGCCTGAGTCCGGCCGAGCTCGTACGGCGCGCCCCGGCCGGTCTGAAAGCCAGTCAGGACACGCCGGGTGAGGTTGATCGCCCCGGCCCAGTTGACCAGCGTGCCTTTGTCGTTCGGGTCGGAGTAGAGCGCGAGCTGATAGGTCAGGGTGGGCCACGCTGCACGGCCGGGCACGAACGGCTCGCCACCCACCGCCTGCGCCGGGCCGGTGCAGGCACCGAGGCGCACCAGGCCCGGGCGGGACGCACCTGCACCGAGGCGGTCCCCGGCCAGGACGGCCACGTCAGTCGCTGACGCGGGTCACGGACATGAACGGGTTGGAGTACGTCACCGAGATGGAGACTGCGGTGGTGAGTGCCACGTACGCGGTGAGGGTGTCCCCGATCGCCAGCGGCACTTCCTCCGAGGCGTTGAGCGTGACCAAGGTGCCATCGATCCAGGCGTATCGGGGCGCGTTGGCGACGCCGTTCTTCGCCACCCATATCTGAGCGCTCTGGGTGGCACCTAGGAATAGACCGCCGACGCTCACCCGGTACAGACCGGCGCGCCGGACCGTCGCCACGCCGCCAGCGGCGCCCTCCATGCCGCCGGTGTCGTAGTCGAGCGCGTCCAACGTGAGGGCGAAGTTCCCGGTCGGAATGGCTTGCGCGGCGCTGGCGTGCCGGCGCCACCGGACCGGACCGACAATGCTGTTCATCGCCCCGGCGGTCAGGTCGTGCGCGACCCGCGTCCCGACCGGCCACACCCCCGCCGGCAACGCCAGGGCGTCCTCAGCCTGCCGCACCACGGTCAGGGTCGCAGTACGGGAGTCGGTGCACACGAACCGCTCCAGGACGTTGCCGGACGGGTCCAGGAACGAACCCCGCCACTGCGAGGGGACGGGCGTGGTCGGGTCCGCCGCCGGCAACCCCGCCGGGGTACTGACCGCCGCCGTAGTCGCTGACGCGGAACTGAGCGCCAACACCAACGTCGGGTCCTGCGCGGGGGCGTTCGCGAACACTTCGAGTGGCACAGCGCTCTCCTCCTATCGGGCGAACGCGGACCGGCCGTTACGCCCCTGGTACTGCAGCTCCTGCGTCTGCACCACCGTGTGGATCTCTTTGCCGTCGACGTAGAAGTGGTTGTGGATGATCGGCGGCGCGTTCCTGCCACCCCCACCCGACCCAGCTGTGCTCTGCGGGATCCCGCCCATGCCGCCGCTGGGGGTCGCGCCGGACATGGCCGGCAGACCACCTACCGCCGCGGCTGCCATCCCCGCCGCCGCGTCCGCGATCATCCCGTGGGTGGAGGCGAGCCCGTTCGCGTAACCCTGCCCGGCGAAGCGGCCCATGTCGTGGAACAGCACCGAAGGGCTGTGCGAGACCTGCGCGGCCTGGACCGCCTGGAGAGCGGCCTGGGCGATGTTCGCACCCGCCATTGAGGCCTGCTGAATCATCCCCTGCATGCCGTTGACGTAGCCCTGGCCGGCGTTGGAACCCAGGGTGTCGAACCCACCGACGCTGGACACACCATCGCGCGCACCCGCCGCCAAGTTCTGGCCGGCCTGGTTCGCCAAACCCACGTGTGCCTGCACTCCATCGACGGCTCCCTGCGCCATCCGCTGCGAAACCGCGGACACCGGACCGACCCCGGACGCAAACCCGCTGGTCGCGGCCTGCGCCATGATCGTCGCTGCCTGCGCCGCAGGGATTCGGGCGTCGTGCAATACCTGCGGGAGTGTCTTGCCGTACTTGTCGGCGATCGCGAGATACGCCGGGAGCCGGTCCTCGATCCCGTGCTTCAGCGCCTGGCCGGTCAGGGCCGACTGGTAGGCGGTTTGCTTCGCCGCCGCATCCATCTTCTCTTTCATGCCGTCCCGAAGCCGGTCAATCGTGGACAGGGCGCCATCCTTGAAGCCGCGGAACGCGTCGTCGGCGTGCTTGAGCTTATCGCCCAGTCCAGGCACCCAACTAAGCATCAGCCGGGCACCATGCAGGATCCCACCGGCGGTTTCCAGCCACGCCGTCAGCCACACACGAAACAGGCCCAGCCCCTGATAGACCATCCCGAAGAAACCTTGCTTGACCATATCAACGACGCCGATGACGACGTCCCGGAACACCTCGGACTTCTGCCACGCAACGACGAAACCAGCAACGAGCAGAGCGACGGCGCCAACTATCGCCATGATGGTCAGGGTGACCGGGTTCGCGGCCAGCGTCACCAGCGCCACGTTCACCGCAACAATCCCACCGACCAAACCTATGGTCAGGGCAATAGCCAGGGCCTCAGCGACAGTCTTGTGCTTACCGAGCCAATCCGCGGCAGACTTCACGACCTGCGTAACCTTGATCCAAGCGGGCATCAGTGCGGTCCCAAGTTGAATCGCAAGATCGACCAAGGACTGGCGAGCCCGGTCCGTCTGGATGTTAGAGAGCTTCAACGTCGCGTGCCAACCCTCGACATCCTTACCGCCGTCCTGCAGACTCTTACCGACCGCATTGACGCGGGTCTTCATGCCGCCGAGGTTCTCGCCACTGGCCTGCAGAATCGTGTTGAGACCGATGGCACCGCCGGCCATCTGCTTCAGGGCTGCGGTGTAGGTCTGCGCCGCAGGCGAGCCTGAGCGCAACAGGCTGTTGAAGCCATGGGCCTTGTTCTGCAAAACGGCAAACTGACCGGCAAGGGAAGCCTGATCAACCGGAAGCGCCTTCACTGCTTTGTGCCAGTCTCCGACGCTGATTGTGCCTTTCTGGTATTGCTGGGCGAGTGTGAGCAACGTCCCGTGCATCGTTCCCATCATGACGTTGACGTCCTGCGCCGCGCTCTTGCTCTGGTTGAACGCTGACGTCAGAACGAGCCCAGCCGGGCCCATGTGGCTCAGGATGGCGGTGGTCAGAAGCTCAACGGTTCCCGTCAGCCCGCGCTTGCCGATGTTCTGCGACACGTCCGTCGCCGAGACCCCCATCCGGGCCATTGCCGCGATAGCCACGTTATTGGGGGCGACCAAACGGGAGATCGTCGCGGCCCACTCCTGGGTGGCCTCGGCCGCGCTCGTTCCGTGCTGAGTCAGGGTCGCGATTGCCCCGGCGACCTGCTCGAAACCGATCTTGTTCGCCGACGCGATGGGGATGACGGTGGACAGCGCCGTCGCGTACTCCTCCATCGTCGTCTTGCTCTCACCAGCGGCGGTCTTCAGCGCGTTCATCACCTGCACGGAACTACTGGCCCCGAGGTGGTAGGACGCCATCACCGACGTCATGGCGTTCGTGACCGCAGCCAGGTTCGCGTTCTCCTCCCGGGCGCCCTGCGACGCCGCGCTCATCACCTTCAGGGCGTCGGCGTCGCGGTACCCGGCCTTCTCCACGAGGTACATGCCTTCGGTGAGTTGCTTGAGTGGAGTGCCGGTGTCGGCGCTGATCGCCATCAGCCCGGAGCGGATGTGGCCGAGGGCCCCGGCGGATTCCCCGGCGGCGGTCACTAGAACACTGGTGTCTTTCTGGAAGTCCCCGGCGAGCTTCAGGCTTACGCCGATGAGGGCGACGACACCCAGCCCAGCCTTGTCCAGGCCGCCACGGACCTTCTCCAGCCCGGCCTTGTGCTTGTCGGCTGCCTCAACGGCCTGCCGGCCGGCCTGGAGCTGCGCGGCGCCTTCCCGTGCCGCAGCAGACGCCGCTCGGCCCGCGGCGGTGGTTTGGACGTTCATCGCCTCGGCGTTGCGGATCGCGGCGTCCCGCATCGCCTTCTCCGCCGCAGTCGCCTCACCCATCGCCAGGGCCTCCCGGCGGGCGGCGTCGGCGGTGGCCCGCATGTACGCGACCTGCTCGGCGTTCGCCCGATTGTTTGTCGCCACAGCGGCCGTCAACTCCCGCTGAGCGGCGGTCGCTTCCTTCACCGACGCGCCGCTCTTGAGCTGCTGCGCCTCCAACCGCTGCACCCCTACCGCCGCGGTCGAAGAAGCCTCACCGAGCCCAAGGGTGGCCTTCTCGGCCCGCTCAGCAGCCACGGCAGTGGCGTCACCGGACGCCGCGGCGCGTTCCATCGCGGTGGTGAACCCGGCAGTCTCACCGGACAGTCGGATAGCAAGGTCGGCGACGTCATCGGCCACAGCAACCCCCTCGGCTCAACGGACACGGAACGCGGTGCGCATCGCGGTCTCAGCGATCGGGACGACGACGCCCTTGAGGAACTTCGCGGTCGGGAGCATGAACGCGTAGCCCTCGCCCTCGACCCACTTGCCGTACGGGGCTGAGCCGGCGACCCCGACCTTGGTCGTGAACACCGTCCCGGCCTGCACGACCGGTTCGTGGGTGACGCTGCGCACCAGGTTCCCGCTGATCCGGGCCGGCCCGGTCTCATACCGGGTCGCAGGTGTCTTCGTGCCCTTGCGGTGCGCCCCGACACTGGCGTTGATCTTGGCCTGGCGTTCCCCAGCGAGCGCCACGGCTGTCAACGCCTCCCGCATCCCAAGCTGGCCCCGTTCGGTGATCGCGGCAGTCACCCGGCGCATCGCCGCGACACTCAAGTGCTCAGCCACGACGCGCCTCCTGCTCAGCAACAGCTGCCCGTGCTTCGGCGAGGGTGTCCTGCGCCTCACGGCGGTCCTGGTCGGTCGGGGGGGCCGAGGCTTGCTGCCGCTCAGCCCGTTCCGCCTCGACCTCCCGCCGCACCATCAGCAACGCGAACCACAACCGGCGGATCGTCAGGGGGGTGTCCTGCAACTGCCCCCACGTCCACCGGAAGTGCTCGGCGAGCTCGAAGTCGGCGCCGGGACCGGACAGCGGGAACCCTGCGGGCACTCCTCGGCTGTCCAAGGCCCCGTCCGGGTCGAGTTCACCCGTCGCCCACTGCCGATACTCCCCGGCGATGGTTTCGACGGGGCTCAGGTAGGGTCGGCGGCTGCCGTGACCTGCTTCGCGATCCAGTTCGGGACGACGCCGGGCGCGAGGGCGAGGGTCTCGCCGCACGGCTCACCGAGGACGGCGGGGTCGTTGCTCATGTCGGTGATGTCGTAGATCCGCCACGAGATGATGAAGCCGGCGAGCCAGGCGTTCATGATCCTGGTGCGTTCGTGCTTGTCCTTGACTTTGCTCAGGTCCCGGTTGGGGCTGAGGGCGTCGATGGGGAGCATCGACGGGTTCCGGATCTCGACGTACAGGCCGTCGGCGAGGTCATCGAAGTCGTGCCGCAGCGTGCGGTTGCCGTAGCCACCGGACGGCTTCGGCGCAGGGGTGGTGCTGTCAGGTTCGGTCATGGCGGGTCTCCAGGGGTAAGTGGTGCTCTCACCCGCCCGCGCTGTCCCTGGAGAGCCAGACACGGACGGGTGAGGCGTAACAGGGGGTCAGGCAGGGGTAGGCGGGGTGTAGGCCACCCACTCGGCGGACGCGCCGGTGTGGCCGGCGCCGGGGGTGTCGCCACTGAAGGTGTAGAGCGCCTCGCCGTTCGGGCCGGTCTCGGTGGCCTTGGGCCACGTGAGGCTGTCGACCGGGTCGTTGCCGACGTGGGTGTACAGCGGCCGAGACGGTGCGGCGGGTGGGGTCGGTTCGGCAGAAGCGGCAGGCGCAGTCGGTGCCGCCGCTGGAGCCGGTGCCGGCGGGAGCGTGGGGGCTGGGGCGTCGGCCTGGAGCCGGGCGACCGCCGCGTCCAGGCCGGTGAAGTTCAGGCTCGTCGCGGCCGGCTGAGCCTTCAGCGCCGCGATCTCCACCTCGACGTTCCCCAGCCCAGCGAGCAGTGCCTTCACGTCGGTGTCGAGCTTGTCCTGATCGGCCATGATGCGTGTCTCCATCCGGTTGAAGCGGTTGAGAAGTTCCTGCGCCCAGGCAGGCGCAGGGTCGTTGTCGGGGAGCAGGACCACGAACTCGTCGGGGCGGTCGTCGTCCATCAGTAAGCAGTGGCCTGCGGGCCGGTGAGGGTGACCTGCGCGGGGCCGGCGTCGGCGGCGTTGTACACCCCGTCGATGTTGACGTCGAGCGTCGCGTACTTCCCGGACGTGTCCCGCTTCGCCTTGTCCCACGACGCCTTGCTGCAGGTGACGGCCAGGATCGCGCCGCCCTGCGCGACGGGCTGGGTGAGGGTCGCGGTAACAGCCTGCTGCGCGTAGGTGAGGAACCGGTTGAGGTCGCTGTTGTCCTCGAACAGGATCTTGGCGGTGGCGCTGAACTCCAACGCTTCGGCGAAGGTCTCGCGTGGGCTTTGGATGCCGTCGCTGCCCGCGATCAAGTCGATGGGGCGCTTGAAGTTCAAGTCGCAAGTCTCGACGCGGGTGCTGCTGACGCCACCGGCGGACCAGGTGAGCTGCCACCCCAACCAGGGCTGCAGGGCGGTGAACGGCGGAACGGGCACGGCAGAGGGGGCGCTCGGCCAGCCCATCCACTTCGCGTCGTACGTCACCGCACCCTTCGTGTCGATCTTGATGTTGAGGTCACCGAGTAGGCAGCCGGGGAACGCCCGGGCTTCCACCAGGTCGTAGTCGGTGAGGGTGTAGGTGGGTGCTTGGGTGTTGTTGCTCTTGAACAGGTGGCTGCTGAGGGTCGCGGGCGCGACGGGGGCAGTGACCACGTCCGGGCCGATGATGGCCCGCAGAAAGGTTCCGAACGTGTCCGGGTAGGGCATTCCGGCGATGTCGTAGGTGCTGTCGGCGGCGCCGCCGTACAAGCCTTGCAGGAGCGTGTCGTTGCCGCGGAAAGACTCATCCCGCAACGGCGCGATGATGTCTTCGGGGCCGTTCGCGGTCGTCGGCGGGAACACGGTGGGGGCGACCGCGGTCCCCATGACGGTCTCCTTGCCGAGCCCGACGTATGAGAGCCTGCTGAGCTTGGACACGCGTCCTCCTGGGACTGACGAACTGGTCGGGGGTCAAGCGGGCAGGTCAGGCAGCGGGCGGGGTGTCCGGCGCGATCGGTTCGACGCCGGGGACGGTCGCGTCGGGATGCGCGAGCTGCACCGCGTCGGTCAGGACCGGCGGCGGCTCGGTCACCGGGACAGCCACGGAGGCATCGGCGGTGCCGGCGGTCTTGTCGTCTTTCTTCAGCGCCTTCTCGGTGCCGAGCAGGTCGATGCTGTCCTCGACGTTGGCCTCACCGACCTCGCCCGGTGCGAGGCTCAGCGGCGGGTTCAGCGTCGGGAAGATCAAGGTCTGGTCGGTGATGTTCCGGACGTTTTTCACAGCGGCTCCTAGGCGGTGAGCAGGTTCTCGGTCAGGCCGTACCGGATGAGTGCGGTCAGGGCCGGGTTGCCTTCGGTGAGGGTGCGCAGCGGGTCCTCGTAGGTGACGTCGATGCCGCGGGCGTTGCCGTCGGCGGTGTCCCCAGCGGAGGCGAACACCCCGCCGTGGGTGTGATCCCCCAACACGCCCCGGATCCGGGCACGCAGGGCGGTGCACGCCCCGTAGAGGTAGGCCTGGTCCTCGTTGAGGCTGCTGGCGGTGTTCGCGGTCGGCCACGCGACCCGCAGAATCACCTGGTGCATCACTTCGGACCGGCCGTTGGCCTCACGGCGTTCCTCGGTCCGCTCGAGCCGCAGTTCGGCTGACTTGACGCCCTCAGCGCGGTCCCGCACCCACGGCAGCACCCCGCCGGGCAGGTAGGCGGTCACTGCCGGGTCGGCGCTCAGCCACCCGCATTCCAGATCGACGGCGGTCCCGGTCGGTGGGGGCAGCGGCGCGGTCACTAGTAGCGCTCGTAGGCGGTCGTGACGGGCAGCGGGTAGGCGTAGACGCTCGGTTGGGTGATCGGGAAGCTGAACGACGGCGCGGGCGGCCGCTCATCCCCACCGGAGCCGCCTTTGCCGCTGTCCTCGGCGCTGACCGCGTTCGGGTCCCCGGTCGTGCTCGCGACATCAACGGCTTCCCGCAGCCGAGTCAACGACGACTGGTAGCGGGCGTCGAGATCGCGGTAGGTCTGGTCGTTCTCGAAGAACTGCAGGAGCACGAGGGTCGCGGTCCCGAGCTCGACGGCGGTCTGTGTCAGGCCGGCCAGGGCGGGCGGGATAACCCCGAGCCCGCCGGTCACGTCAGCGGTGACCTTGCCGATCAGGGCTTGGACTTGCGCGGCGGTTGGGACTGTCGTGGTGTCCAGGACGCCGCCGGTGTTGCCGTCCCGCGTCCGGATGCGTTGCTGCAGGTAGACCGCGACGTCCCCCGGCACGACGACGATAGCCACAGCAGCCTCCTACTCCCGGCCGGGTATGGTCAGGGCGTCGCGGAGGCCTTCGAGGTAGCCATCGCGTTCCCCGTTTGGAAGATGGGAGGCCCACCGGGGGCGCTTGGCACCCCCGGTGGGCCTGGGTTGCTACTTCTTGACCCCGGCGGCCGGGGTAGCGGCCGGGTTGTACTGCTGCTCGACCGGCGTCTGCGGGTCGGCAGGCGCAGCCGGCTCGGGCGGCTCCGGCGGCTGGAACGTCGCCAGGATCTCGCCCCGCACCTCGTCCGGAAGCGCTGTCAGGTGCGCCTGCATCGACGTGGCCATCGCCTGGGCGCGCATCTTCTCGGCCTCCCCGGGCTTCACGACCGCGCCGGCCGTGACCAGCCGCTTGGCCTCCGTGACACTCAACGTCACCACGTCACCCTTCTTGTAACGGGTGAAATCGAACGGGTCGCTGGGCTTCAAGCCGGCCGCGGGCTGGTCGTACAGCTCCGCGACCAGCTCGTAGTCGCCCGCCGTGATGCTGTTCACGTCCATGGGGGTGGTCACGGCGCGTTCACCCCCGTGATCCAGCAGGCAGCCAGGGGCTGGTCGGCCCCCATCGCTCGTTTGTGACTCACGTCTGATCTCCATGACTCGGTGGGACCGCCGTTCGGCCCGTTGCCCTCGCCGTACAGACCGGTCGCTTCCAGCGGCCGGGTGTCGCTGTAGAAGCCGAGCGTCTTGCGCTCGACGACCAGCGCCCGATCATTCGGCCAGGACCAGGACAGCAAAGTGTCCAGACCCAGCACCTTCTGCGGCAGCCGACCGGTGTAGCTGATCGCTTCGGACACCAGCGGGCTGTTCACGTAGATCCGGTTGAAGTTGTCGCTGGCCTGCAGCACCGGCACGACGCTGTTCGGTAGGACCAGCGTGTCGGCGACGTATCCGAACACGTCGTCCTGCTGGCTCACGGTCGGCTTCGCCGAGCCCACCTGGAACGCGGCGTTGGCGATATCCCGGCGGACCTGGGCATTCGGGTCCGTCCAGGCCAGCGTCGCCGCGATCGTCGGGATGCGCGGATCCATCAACGCGGCCCGCAGCGCTCGGTCGTCCGCCCGACGGATCGTGTTGACGAGCTGCGTGAGCTGCAGCGCGACGAGCTGCATCTTGTTCTCGTCCCGCATCTCGCGCGAGATCCGAATGCCGAGCGCCTTCTTGAGCGCGTAGGCGATGCGGGGCAGCCCGAGCTGACCGGCGGCGACGGGGATCTCCGCGAACTCCGCGACGATCTCCACGTCCTGACCGAGGTACAGCGGGTTGCTCTCGTGGTACTCGACCAGGCCGTTGGCGTTCGGGCCGGCGTCACGGAAGATCGTGTCGGTGATGAAGTGGTTGGACAGGAGATCCAGGATCCTGGCCGGGATCAGCATCGGCGCACCGATGAGATCGTTGACGGTGGTACGCGCACCGTCGGAAATGCTGAGAACACCAATAGGCATGTCGGCCCCTTCTAGAGGATGGTCATGAGACCGGTGGCCCCGGCGGCGACGCCTGCCGGGGTGGTGTCAGTGCACTTGCCGACGACCGTGCCGGCAGCAGCCGGCGTGGCGGCGACTGCAGCGAGTGTGACGCTGACACCTGCAGCGGTGGCCGTGGCGTTCGCGCTCATCGTCAGGGACGTCCCGGACTGGACGGACAGCACGGTCGTGCCCGCCGCAATACCCGCACCAGAGATGCCGCGCCCGACATCTGCGGTAGTGAAGGCGCCAGTGACGCTGGTCACGACGGCGCTGTTGAGGGTCGTCGCGCCATCGTTGAACGTGCGGGCCGGGATGGCAGCACTGCCGCCGGGCGCCACCTGGCCGTTCGCGGTCACGACGAGCTGCTGCCCGAGTGTGGCAGCGGCGCTGTAGGTCACGGGGACCTCCATGCCGCCGTAGGCGACCGCGACGGCCACCGGGGTGAACCCGGCGACCAGCAACGGCCGGCCGTTGACGACCGTGGTGCCCAGGGCGACTGCCTCCGGCGCCTCACCGTCGACCAGCGCCACCCCGAGGGTGGTCACGCTGCCAGCGGCGGCCACGCCAATGCGGCCGTTCGGGCGGGCCTCGACCACCTGGCCGCCGAGGATGTTCTCGGCGGGGGTGTAGGTCTTCGGCCCGGTCTTGAGGTGGATCGGGATACCGCTCATCGGCCGGCGCTCCAGTTCTTGTAGGCGGGGGTCTCACGGATGGCGGTGACGGTCGCCGCGACCTGACCGCTCTCGTCGGTGTCCAAACCCTTCGCGGCCAGCGGAACGGCGATGGGCGCGAGGGACGCCAGGACGGTTTCGGCGCCGGGGTCGGCGCTGAGCTGGGCGATCCACGCGTCCCGGCGGGCGGGCGGAACGCGACCGTCACCGATCGCGGCGTCGACCAGTCCGGTGCGCTGCTCCACGAGCTGGGTGGCGCGGGCCTGCGCCCCGGCGGCGGCGTCTACCCGGAGCTGCTGGAGCTGGGTGGCGTCCACCAGGACCGTGCCCGTAGCGGGCGCAGGGACGGGGACCGGGGCGGTCGTAGGCGCGGTGGGCGGCTCGGCGCGTTCGGCGAGTGCCTCATCGAGCGCGGCGAGCAGAGTGGCCTCGTCGGCGTCGTCGGCGAGGTTGCTGCCGCCGAGTCGCTTCCGCAGGCCAACGGACAGGGTGTCCGTCATGGGCTCCTCCAGTGGGGCGGTGCCACCTGCGGTGGCGGGGGGCCCGGCGGCGGGTGCCGACGGGAGAGTGGGGGCCGCGGCAGCGGCTTTGCTTTCCTCACGGGTCGCGAAGACGAGTGCAGGGACGCGGACGGTACGAGCCGCATCTACGTAGGTAGTGGTCACCGGCTGCGGGTCGCTGAAGGTGACCGTGCCGTCCGAGGCGATGCTGTAGGTGACCCTGAAAGTGTCGGTGGGGCCGTCTGAGTCGTCGTCAATGACGATGAGTTCAGCAGGGTCGATGAACGGTTCCTTGACCCAGATGTCCCAGTCCTTGCCGTAGTCGGTGGCATAGAACTGGCGTAGAACGTCGGTGACGGTCGCTGCGGCCTGGACCTGCTTGGGCATATCGGGCTCCTCGCGCTGGGCGGTTGCGGCGACGATGCCGTAGATATCTGCGATGGCATCGAGAGTGGAGACAGCGCCGTGCCAAACACCGAGCAGGCTGACAGCTTCAACGACAATGGGGTGAAGATGTCCAAGAGCGCAGACGACATTCCATGTGCACTCGACGCTGCGTTCGGGGTAGGTCGCGGCGAGAATGCTGACGCCTAACTCGTCCCGAGCAGTGAGCCAAGCGGGCATTCCGCGCCAGTCGCTGCGCAGTGTCTGGCCGTTGTCCTCGACTCGGAGGTTGTCGACGTAACCGAGGGCGGCGTCGCCTTCGCCGTGGTTCCCGGTGTGACCGAGCTTGAGGATGGGGCGGTGTACCGCTGGGCATTGGACGGCGGCGGCGGCGGCGAGTAGGTCGGAGGCGGTTGGGTTGAACGCTCCTGTTGAGGCACTCCAAGTTCCAACGTCAACAAGGTCAACGCCCTCGACGTGGCCGAGGATCGGTGCGGTCGGGACGGTAGGGGTCGTCAAGGCGGCCTCCCACGTGTCTACTCGGCGCTGAGACCTTCGGATGCGGGGGCGAGCAGGGTGCGGATCGCGTCGTCGGCGGGCATGAGGCTGCAGCGGCAGTTCACGTGGGCTGGCACGCTCGGCGCACTCGCGAGGGCGTACGGGCTGTTCGTCTCGTACGTCTCGCAGACCTGATCGACGCGGCTGTCCCCGGCGGTAGACCAGTCCACGGCCGTCACGTTCTCCGAGGCGTACAAGTCCGCTGCGCCCTGGCCGAGCGCCGTTGCCATCGCGTGGTCGTACAGCACTTCAGCGAGCGCGCTGTCATCGATGACGCCCTCGAGGGACGTCAGGAGCTCGTCGCGGCTGGTGCCGTCGGTCAAGGCCTGGCCCACGGCGTCACCGAGGGCGCGGGACACCACCCCGACGTGCTCAGCCAGCCACGCGTCGGCGTCGGACCACAGCGAGTCGAGGTTGTCGGCGGCGGCGACCGCATCGGCGAAGTCCACCGTCATGCCGGCCAGGTCGATGCCGATCTGGCCGCGGGTGACGCTCACCAGCTGCGCCGCGCCGGACTGGCCTTCGGCGTAGGACTGGACCAGGCCGGTGTGTGCGGTGTCCCGCAACGCCTGCCCCGCATTGGATGCCAGGGAAGCGGTCAGTGCCTGCCGAGCGGCTATCTCAGCGGCCACCGTACGCGGGTCCGGGCCAGCGGGTTGGGTGCTGTCCGCCTGCACGATGCCGGTGGCGTCCAGGACGGCGGTCAGGTCCACCGTGGCCCGCCAGACGGGCAGGACAGCTGCCAGTGAGGCGTTCCGGGCCGCCTCCAGGGTGTGCCGGCGGCGGTAGAGGGTGCCTAGTGGTTCGGGGAGGTCGTCACCGGCCGCACCACCATCGCCTGACGCGGTCGCGGTGACGCGGTGCGAGGTGGTCCGGCCCTGCCTGGCGGCGACCAGCGGAGTTGTGCCGCCGCCGAGACGCTGGACCGGCCGGGGTTCGCCGTCCGGGCGTCGGGGAAGGCGGTAACGGGTCCGGAAGTACGCCTCGAGGTCGTTGTCGGACGTCAAGATCCCAGCCTCGGACATGGCCACGGCCTGTTCCGGCGTCAGGTCCTCATTGATCGCGACCTGCGCGACCATCAACCGCGGTGAGGGAGTGTCCTCGCCGAAGTTGAGGTCAACGATGTCCTCGACGATGTGGTCGGTGCCGGTGTCGGCGATGCCCTGGGCGATCGCGTCCAGGCCGAGGTCGAAGAAGTCCCGGAACACTCCGGCGAGCGCCCGGTTCCCTGACGTCTTCTGCCCGCCGAGCTCCAAGAACTGGGCGTGGACGAGTTTGCTCATCGCGGCGTCGTGATACTGCAGGGCGGCGAGGATGTCCGGCAGGCTGCCCTGCACACCCATGAGGGCGAGCTTCGTGCCGTGCGGAATTGCGCCGCCGGCCTTGTCCCCGGCCCGCCATTCCTGCGCGAGCTTCGCGAGCATGTCCATGTCGGCCTTGATCGCACCGGGTGGGGCTTCGATGACCGGTATTCCCATGCCGTTGCGTTCCAAGGTCATGGCGTTGACCCGGATCAGCCGGTCTTTCAGGAGCCACTCGCGGTACATCGGCCGGAGCAGGCTGACGCCTTGCCAGGCGGCTCCTTCGCGTTCGTGGCAGTAGAACACCAGCCGGTCAACACCGATGTCTTCCGGTGCGCCGCCTTTCTGGCCGGCGATGGCTTGGGTGACGCTTGCCAGGCCACCGTCGGAGGCGGTGCTGATCTTGGTGATGGTCTGGGGCATCCGGGGGCCAAGCTTGCGCAGGTGCGCTCGTGCGTTTGGGCCCGTCCCGGTGATCCGGTAGGTCTGCTCGAACGGGAAGAAGCCGTACCGGAGGCTGAGCAGCGCTTGACGTAGGTGGTCCGGCCAGGAGAACCGGTCTTTGGCCCGGCGGCGGGTCGCGGGTTCGGCGCCGAGGATCGGCAGGCCCAGGTCGTCGGCGACGAACGCCGTCACCTCATCGGAGGCGCCGTTCGGGTCGATGCTCCACTTCGCCTGCCGGATCGGCAGGGTGACCGCCCGGTACAGCGACGCGACCTGAGAGTCCTTGCTCATCAGGTCGTAGGTAGCGACCGACGCCGGCCAGGCGGTGGCGGCGTTCTGCTCGGTGAGGTCGATCGGGTAGGACGACGTTGAGTAGTTCCAGCCGTAGGGCTGGGCTGTGCCGATCTCAGTTTCGATCAGGGGGGACAGCTCGGGCACGGCTGCCTCCCGGCGGTTAGAAGGCGGCGCTGAGCAGGTCGTCGGTCAGGCCACGGCCGGTCCGGTCGTAGTCCGGCGTCGGGTTCGGTAGGAGGATCCGGCTAGGTCGGTCCGGGAGCGCCATGAGGGCGTAGCGCAGGCTGTCTGCCGCGTCGTCCTTCGTCTTCTTGAGGTCTTCGGGCCGAAGCTTGTCGTGGATCAGGTTTGGGATCTCGCCAATGACTCCGGTGCAGGTCGAGAAGATGTGCAGCAACGGGCAGGTGTCCCAGCCTTGTGCGCGGTGGGAGTCGCAGGCGGGGGCTTCGTTGAGGTAGGTCCGCATCCGGTCCCAGCCGGGGATGCGGCTGATGTCGGCTTGGACGAGCCGGACGTCAGCAAGGCGGTACCGCTCAGCGGCGGTGTGCTGCTCCCCGACTTTGCCCCACAAGTCGTGCCCACCGAAGTGCACGACGCCGAGCTCGCCCGCGGCGGTTTCGGCTTCGGTGATGAGCCGCCCCTGGTCGTCGTTCAGGACCCCGGTGCGGTAGATCTCCCGGTACACGTACGCCCGGCCGTCGCCGTCCTGCGCGACCCACTCAACTGCCCACGGGTGGATGTTGCCTTTGTCCACCCCGGCGACGCGATGCCACGACGGCGGGACCGCGAACGGGCGGATGACGTGCCGGTCCCGGTTCCATTCCGGGAAGTACATGCCGGCGAAGCTGTCCCACGAGCCGTCTCGGAAGGCGGCTCGTTGTGCTTCGGGGAGGCCGTCGAGGTCGGTGAGGTACTCGGCGTTTAGGTGCGGGTTGTCCGATGCTCGGCTCGGGATGAACCGGACCTGACGCCCGCGGATGTCGGTGTAGGTGCGCTGCCCGTAGTTCGTGCCGGCGACCCGCTGGCCGTCCACAACGGTCTCCGCGTCGATGTAGCGGGTCTTCACGGCGCCGTGGCCGACACCGCCCGGGTTCGCGCTGGACCGGATGCCCAGGACGGGAATGCTCTTACGCCCGGACCGCAGGCGGCTCTCCAGGTAGGTGATCACGTCGGGCGGCATCAGCGTGCGCTCGTCTACGAGCAGGCGCTGGAACTCCCCGCCCTGCTGCCTGCTGGCGTCCTGGAGGTTCTCGGCGTACCGGAACATCATCACACTGCGGTTCGGGAAGGTCAGCACCCGGTCGGTGCCGTTCCACGACGCTCCGAGCGCCTGGGCGAAGCCGTACTTGCCCAACTCCGCGATCAGCGAGCCTTGCAACTCCGGGTAGGAACGACGGAACGCACCGACCCGTAGCCCGGCGTGGGTGGCGCAGTCATGGACGCCTTGCATCAGCAAAGCGAGGCTTTTGCCACCACCGAGGCTCCCGCCGAACATCACATCGAACTCGGGAGCGTCGTGGAAGGTCTGCTGCTTCGGGGTCGGTTCGTAGCCAAGGAGCGGAAACACCCGGTACTTCATGTTGTCGGTCTGTGCCTGCCGCACCCGCTCCTGTAGCTCCGCAAGCCGCCGGATCTTCTCGGCTGGGGCTTCGATGACAGGCTTGGGGACGGCTGCCGTCATCGCTCACTCCCTAGCGCTCATTCTCCCGCCCAGATCCCGGAGCAATAGACCAGCCAAGATCGCAGGACACGCCGTAGTCGTAGATCCGCTTGCGCGCCCACTTCTCGCAGAGGTACTCAACGCGTCTGGTCGGCATGCCAAGCGTCGTCCTGGCCTGCCGTGGCAACTGCCCTACCTCAAGAGCGGTCCATAGGTCCCGCTCGTCCTGGCGGGCGCCTTCGCCCAGCGGGGATGCGGTCATGCCGTCACCCGAACCTCGGTCACCCGGAAGGTGGCCTCGACATCGTTTAGGTGTAGGTGCCAGAGCGCTTTGCTCAGCGAGTCCTCCACCTGCCGGTCGGACGGCTCGTCGCAGCCGTCCAGTGGTTCCACATCAACGTGCAGGTTGTAGCAACTCACGTCGTCATTCTATCCGGGGCCTCCCCGTCGAGCGTGGCCAGTTCGGTTTCCAGCCGCCGCAGCTCGGCGTCCACCGCGTCCTCGGTGATGACGGTGATGACCTGCCGGGCCGGGGCGTCCAGGCCGTACAGCTTCCGCAGGCTCTCCGACGTCGTGCGGATCAGGTTCAGGGCCGCGAGGACCGGACCGGCGTCCTGCACCCCAGTGAGCAGGCGGCCGGCACTGACGTACGGATGGTCAGCGTGAACGATCTCCCACGCCTTCGCAATCACCGCCGTCAAACGCTCGGACTCAATCGCCCGGAGTTCGTTCGCTCCCTCAGCAGGCGCCCTGGCGATAGCACGGGCGACCATCGCGTAGGCACTGCCGGTGTTGACGTTGAGCTCAGCGCCGATCCGACCGTAGGTCCAGCCCTGCGCCCGCAGGTGCGCGGCGCGGCCATCACGCTCAGCGGTGACGATGGAGCGCTTCAGTCCCGCCATCTTCGTCTCCCTGTGTGTTGCTCGGGCACTTGTGCGGGACGTTGGGGCTGTCTGCCAGCCGGGCGGTCAGGGTGGGCTCCTTCCCTGTCGTCTGCGCCAGAACACTGTAGACAGCGGCTGGCGTGGGTCAGGGCTCCGAGGGCATGCGGCTACGCGCTGCGCAACTCTTACCCTCGCTGGCGATCTTGTCAAGTCGCTGGGTCCGGGTAGTGCCTCGCCACCTACCGGGCTGCAAACTCGCCTCCGTCGCGAGGCGCAGGCAGTCCGTGGGGCTGACCTCGAGCCGGCCGTTGACCTTGGCGTGCCGGACCTTGCCTTGCGACGCCCAGTTCCGCAAGCTCTGCTCGGGCCAGTCGAGCCACGTCGCCACGACCGGGAGGGGCGCGAGGTGCGTCACCGGTCGTCCACGGACCGTTCCAGCGCTCTGTCTATCGCCACAGTGAGCGCTTGCATGTACCGCTCGGAGAAGTGATCCCAAATCGACGGTGACAGAAACGGAGGTGGTGCGGCTGATACCTCGCCGCGGGTGATCCGCATGGCGTCGTCGCTGACTTCCCAGTCATCGATCGCGGCGTCGATAGCGGCCAGCACGTGGCGGGTCACGACGCTCTCAGATGCCCTTGTAGTTGAACACCTGACGCAATGTGTGCAGCGGCCGGACGAGATCGACCTGATCGGCCATGACCTGCTGAATGTCCTTGTAGGAGGACGGGTGCTCGTCAAGTAGCTGCTCTGCCTTGCCGGACAACCACTCACGATCACCCATCGCCTCGCGGAAGGACTCGACGGTCAGTTCCTGGCGTGCGCGCTTGCGGGACATGCGCCGGCCAGCACCGTGTGAGCAGGAGTTGTACGAGGCTGGGTTGCCGAGTCCTTCCACGATGTAGGAGCAGGTGCCCATCGACCCAGGGATGACGCCCAAGTCACCGACGCTGGCCTTGATGGCGCCTTTGCGGGTGATCCACATGTCGCGGTTGTGGTGGTGTTCCATCTGCGCGAAGTTGTGGTGGCAGTTGATCGTTCGCTTGACGACGCCGCGCCCTGCGACCTCAAACAGCGACCGCTCGGCGGCGTTCATCATCGCCTGGCGGGAGCCGAAAGCGTAGCGCTGCGCCCACAGCATGTCCGCGATGTAGTGCTCAAACTCCGGTGTGCCTTGCGCGAGGTAGGCGAGGTTTGGGTCGGGCAGGTCGATGAACCATCGCCGCATTAGGCCCTTGGCTTCCGTGACGGCCCGCTGAGCGAGCTGGTTGCCGATGCCACGGGACCCGGAGTGCAGGACAAGCCAAACGCGGTCGCTTTCGTCCAGACAGACCTCTACGAAGTGGTTGCCGGAGCCGAGGGTGCCGAACTGAGCGGTGGTGGTCGCTTCCTGCTTCGCGGTGAGTTCGGTCGCTGGCATCCCTACCTGCTCGAACGCCGTGTACTCGTCGGGCTGTGACGGACCGGCGAACTGCTTCCCGACTCCGGCCGGGATGCGCTGCTCGATGAGCGGCATCAGGGAGTGCAGGCTGTCCGGTAGGTCGCTGGCGGTGAGGTCGGTTTCGGTTGCGATCATGCCGCAGCCGATATCCACCCCGATGGCGTAGGGGATGATCGCGCCGAGCGTCGGAATGACTGTCCCGATGGGCGGACCGAACCCGCTGTGCGCGTCTGGCATGAGCGCGACGTGTGACGGCACGCACGCAAGGGATGCCGCGATGGCCGCATCGTCAAGTGTCTTGTCCTCGACATTGCTGCCCCAAGAAAGCACCTTTGGGCGGGGGGTCGTGATGGTCATAGTTCCTCCATGTCGATCATGTGGGTTGTGTCATCCGCTGGCCTCGAACGCTGCTTGCGCGGCCTGCCGCTCGCGCTCCCGGTCGCGTTCCCGTTCGAGCAACTGCCGGCGGGCGAGGGCGTAGGCGGCGGCGGTGTAACCGCGGTGGCAGCGCTCGCAGGTGATGCGTGGCGGGTCCTGCTCGACCAGGCCGGTCCACGACGCGGTGGACGGCGCGGGCAGCGGCCCAACCTGGCCGGGAAGCCACCACTGGTGCGGTGTGACGACCTGCGCGACGGTGGCCTCGACCAGCTGGACGATGAGCTGGCCGCCACAGTCGAAGCACGCCGCTTCCGGCCGGGCGGGTGTGCGGATCAGCGCCGATGCCCGTTCCAGGGTCCGGTGGAGGTTGCGCAGGTCGGCGGCCAGCTCGTTGAACGCCGGGTGTTCTCTACTGGCCTGTCGCATCCGTCGCTCAAGGTAGGCGCAGGCCTGCCTCATCTGCGCAGCCGGGGTGCGCGGTCGGACGTCGGCCGCCTGGTCGCCGAACCGGTCGGCCCAATCCTCGGCCCACCAGCCGAGTTCGTAGGCGACGCTCACGGGGTCGCCGTCCTTGGTCGTGTGGCCGTCCTCGCTGTCCCCGCGGCTCCCCGGGCCGAGCAGGGCCAGGACGTCCCCGCCGGGCAGGGGCCGGCCGTCCGATGCGCTCGGGCTGCTGCAGCCCAGGCGGGGGCCGCGCAGATGCCCCAGGTGCGAGCCAAGGTCGTCGTACAACGTGCGGATCCCGGACAGATGCTCGCGGGCGGTCTGGAGGCACGGGGTGCCATCGCCGGGGTCGCGGGTCTCGCAAACACCGAGCTCTCCACGAGGGAGGCTGCGACCACATACGACACAACGGGGGTGATCGAGGTCGGTGGCGTGGACCTGGGCCTGCTCGCGGGCGGGGACGTCGCTGTCCGGGTCCGGCCGCCATGGGCAACGGGCGCAGGAAGTTGTCACAACCGGATGAATGACACCGGCAGGACAAAGCCGCAGACTTGGCAGCGGTAATATCCCGCTTTGATCGTATACATTCTTCCCTGGAAGATCGTCCCTTTGTCCTCGTGGTATAGGCGCATCCAGTCTCCATCTCCCTCGGCGGCACGGTAGATGCGTTCTTGATCGGCGGGGGCTTCTAGCGTGTCGTCATCGTGCTCCATCACGCCGTACATACGGTTGAGCAATGCGACTTGCTCGGCATGTTCTCGGGCTTGAGGACTGAAGGACTGCGGGCAGAGGATCCGTGCGTTGGGATCGTTGATAAGAGTCACGCCGCTCCTGTCTGTGCGCCGTTCTGCGGGCCGTTCAGGTGCTGGGCCTTACCCGAGTGTGGGGCTGGCGCCGTCGTTGCGGGTGGGGGCCGGTCGGGCCAAGCAGCCCGGAGTGCCTCGGTGCGGGTGCGGCCCTCGGCGAGCAGTTGCATGCTGAAGCCGTAGGCGCCCCAGCACGAGTACCAGGCGATGACGCAGCCCAGCGGTCCACCGGTCGCCCTGTCGTGCACGAGGTACGCCTTGTCGTCGTAGCAGCGCAGGACTAGCCCGGACGGCGGCTGGCGGGTCATGTGCAGACCGTCGTGGGGATGCCGTGATCCCGTGCTAGCCGAGCGGTGTGAGTGGCCCCTCGGCTGCCGTCTCGGATAAACGCGAGGCACACGTCGGCCCCGAGGTTGACCATCTCGGTGTTGCGCCGGAAGCCCGCTGCCTTGCCGTGTTTCTCCCAGTCGGCGGGGTGCCGTTCGATGGTCCAGCTAAGCCAGATGGCATGCTCCTCGGCCATCCGGTCGGCGCCGGTCGGGCAGGCGCCGCTGACCAGGACACAGCGGCCGTGCGCGTCGTGAACTAGATCCAAGGCGCGGTGAATGACCAATCGGTTCTTCCAGTCGCGGGAGCCGGTGATGAGCACGCGGTAGAGCTTGATCTCGCTCATGACGCTTCCTGTCCGCTGAGGGTGTCGGCTCGGCACGGTCCGCACGTCCTGGCCCACTGCCCGACGTGCTCGGGGCAGCGGTCGGGGTCGCGGTGGTTCGGGGAATCTGAGGAAGTCGAAGTGGAGCTGGCTGGGCTGGTGGCGGCGGGGAGCACGAGGGTGTGCCGGCAGTCGAGGCAACGAAGCCGCCGGACGTCGAGCAGGACGCAGCGGTGGCGGTCGTTGCCGGCGGGGTTGTCGAGGTGCCGGGTGAGCAGGTTATCGGCGGTCATCGGGGGTCCGCCGTCGTGTGCGCGTAACTCCACTTCAACGGTCCTCTCAAGGTAACCACAACCCCAGAACCAGAACCAGAACCAGGCCATAGGTCGGCCATCCATTTGCCATAGCACTTGGCATGGCACTTGCTACGGCGTTTGCTATGGCACTTGCCATCGGTACAGGTCATCTGCCCCTCACATCCGCAAGCCTCGTGACGTCCTCAAGGCGGCCACCCCACCGCTTCGCCGCACCCTTCCGACCTGCCGCAGATCGATGGCGCCGCAGTTCCTCCAACTCCTCAGGCGTTCGGTTCCAACCGAAGTAGTCGTGGATCTGCCAGCCGCCCTCAACTTGAATCCACAGGCCAGCGCCGACCAGACCTTTGATACGCGCCGCTGTCTTTGTCGGCGTGAGCATTGCTGGCATGACTTGCGGAATGAACCCGCCGTTCTGCTGCTCATTCACGTAGTCCAGCCCGCGGCACCACAGAACCTCGGCCAACTCGCCGCCGCTCGTAGCATTCGCGGCGAGCATCTTCGGGTGCCGGTAATAGCCGATGACCAGGATCGTGACTGGCATCAGCGGCCACCCGCCGGGTGCTTGTCGAGCAGCGTCTTCGTGAACAGCAGTATCGCCGCGTCCATCGGCAGACCGCCGCGGTTGTACTCCCACCAGTACCTGAGGAGCACGAGGGCTTCCCGCTGCTCCTCCAACGTCAGGTGCGAACGGTCGTCGTCGGTCATCGGCTCTCCTCCTGCTGCACAGCCCGCCGGCAGGGCGTAGGTCACGGGGTGGCCCTACGGCGCCGGTTGCGAGCAACGGCCTCGGCGCTCCACGCCGTGGTGCACGGGCGGCAGCGGCACCTCCAGTTGCTGTACGTGTTGGCCTCGCCGTGTGGCGCCAAGCTCGGGTCAGCAGCGAGCCGAGTCGCTCGGACGCTGCGCTCTCCCTGGATTCTTCGCGCGTTCGCAGCTTGGCAGTCAGGGCAGCGGCACCTGAGGTTGGTGTAGCCGTTCGCAGTCCCGTGCCTTGGGTCGCCGTAGGGCAACGGGTGCGGCCAGATGTACGACGTGCTCATGGCGTTCCTTTCCTCAGTGCCTGGCGGATCCGGCCGGTGAGCAGGACCCGGCTGTGCCCCACATGCCAGTGCTCCGGGCCCTGCACGGGGCATCTGTAGACCGACAGATCGCGGTGGTGGGTGTCCCGCTGGAGGTCGGTCATCGCGGCCACGGCGAGGTTGCGGGTGGGGTAGCGGCGTTTCTCCAGCCGCAGACACGGACCGGACAGGGCGGTGGTCACGCGTGCGTCCAAATCAGCAGGCAGCAACCGAACGGTGGGCGCTCGTTAGGTCCGACGTCGAGCTGCCCGGCCTTGATGAACCGCATGCGACCGGGAAGGAACTCGACTCGTAGGCCGGATCCGGCTCGGTCGCGGTGCGGCTCGACCTGCTGCTGCCACCACTTCTGCTCGCAGCGGTTCGCAGGCAGGAGCATGACGATGCCGAGGGCGCGGTCTGCCTCGAGCCATGCCTTGCGAACCCACGGCTCGATTGAGCTGTATGGCGGGTTGCAAAAAACGGTCTCAGGCCGCAGCGAACATGCGATGCATCTCATACAGGAACTGCTCGATGACCAGTCGTCGTTCGGCTGGGACCCACTCAACGGGGAGACGCGCTCCCTCCCGTCTATTGCAGGACTGACAAGCTGGGACGATGTTCCAAGGAACTGTGCCGGGACAATCGGTGGCGGCGAAGGGAATGTAGTGATCTTGCTCAAGGGCTCCGTCTGCGCCGCAGTAAGAGCAGCAACACCTCCAGAAGTCGCAGGCGCGCTGCCATGCTTCGGCGGACCACTGGTAGGGAAGTGATTCGCGCCGCTGACGCCGCCAGTTGTTATCCACCCGGCTGGCATCCCGCTTCCACTGACGTCCCTGCGGCGAGACTCGATACCGCTCTTTTTCTGCGATAAGTTTTGAGCGAAGTTGAGGGTCAGCTCGTCTTGCAGCTTGCCGCTCTCGAGAACGTCGTCGGTCGCATTCTCGGCACTGACTGTATCGGCCGTTTCGCTTCGCAGTGCGGGGAACGAACGAGCATCGGTCACGCCAGACTCGGCAATTGGTACATCGGATGAGTGACACGAGCATCGGCAATCCACTCCGTAGGTATTGATCCATCTTGGCCCCCACGACTGTCTCAGCCCGTCCGTCGTCCGGTCGAAGTAGCGGTGACACTTCGTGTTGTGCGCGGCAGCTGCCACGTCCAGGGTGAACGGGCCGAGGCGCTCGGAGAACTGCTCGAAGTGGAGCGGGTGTGTTGCGCGGTCGTCCACATCGTCTAGCGGTCCTGCAGGAAGGGTCTGCTGCGGATGGTTCTGCGCCTTGAAGCCGAGCAAGCTCATGCGGCTCCTTCGGTGGGTTGTGTGGCGCGACGCCGGATCTGGCGGGCGGCCTGGTAGGCGATCTCGGCAGTGGCGCACGGCTCGCACGCGGTCTCGCGGTGGCTTCGGTGCCGGTTGAAGGCGGCGTGCGACCCGCACGGCGCCAGTCCGCGAGAAACGCGCAGCAACGGCTCGTACGGCACTGGGGCGCGAGGAACCAACAGAAGTGATCCGAGGGGTGTCAGCTGGTCTGTCCAGGCCGGCAGGTCACCAGCGGTGCAACTGTCATTGACCATCCCAGCGAGCAGCACCACAGCGGCCGGCAAGTCCAGCAGGTCCACTGCGGTCTTGACCTCGTGGACATCGCCACTGCGGACCGCCCCGATGAGTTCCAGGATGGTGGGGAGCGCCATCTCGACCCGGCGGGCACCCTGACGTGAGGGGGTCATGACGCGCGCCGCCGCTTCGCTTTCGCCTGTCGTGCTTGCCGGCTGGCTTCAACCATCGCAGCCCTACACAGCGGGCACGGCGTCTCGTGCTGGCTCCGGTGGCGCGTGTAGCCAGCAAAGGTGCCGCACGGCTGTAGCGGCCGAGGTGTGGGCCGTTCGGCGGCTACCCGAGGGGCACCTACCGGCGCCGGCTTGTCCCCGTCCCTGAACAGCCACCCGCCCCAAATCCCTAGCGGACGCTGGTGAATGCCAGGTCCGGGGTTGGCGTGCCACTGCTGGGCGTAGGTGAGGCACTCGGCTTGGACGGGGCAGCTGTGGCAGACCTGGGCGGCGGCCTGCTGGTCGTGGTGGTCCTCAGACAGCCACAGGTTCGCGGGCCGGCCGGCGCAGGCAGCCTGGTCCGCCCACGCACCGAGCGCGGCGGTCATAGCCTGATGCTCGGATCCCACTCGACCCCGTATTGCCTCAGCTCCTGCTGGTCAACGCGTGCTTTGGTCTCAAGGGACGCCGGGGTGGCGATGTAGGAACACATCAGGCAGCCGTCCTGATCGTTCCGGTGGTCCTCCTTGATGGTGAACAACCGCGAGTTGTAGGTGGTGTGGTAGTAGCCGGCCGCGGCGATCCGGTCGTGCTCGGTCTGGTCCGGCTGGTTCAACCGGATCCACTCTGAACTCGAGTCGCTCATGGCGCGAGTTCCGCGCGGATCCGGTCGAGGTCCCGCGGCCGCCACACACCAACGTCAACCCCTGCCAGCCTCAAACCGTTTATCGTTATGTACTGGGCGTCGCTAACGCGACCCTTGTCTGTCTTCAGCTCACGAAGCATGAAGTGGCCCGGCCTATAAATCGCCAGATCCGGCCAACCGGCCTGTGAGCGTCGTGAGTCGTGGGTGTGGTAGTAGCACCAGCCCCGGAACAGGGCGAGGTCGGTGACGATCTGCTGGAAGTCCCGCTCGCTCATCGGCGGGAGGGTCGGGACTGCGGCGCCCCAGCTTCTCACGCGGCGCCCCTACGGATGAGCCAACTCTCGGCGTACGACTGAGCAGGACTCGCGTGAATCTCGCCATGGCACTTGCGGCAAAGGCAGAAGTAGGCACCCGCTGTGTCGGTGATCGCGCCACCCTGTGACCTCATCAGCGGTTCGTGGACGTCGGTAGACCGTTCCTGCCCGCACCGCTCGCACCACGGGCGCTGCTCAAGCAGGCTGGCCACCAGCGCCCGACGCTGCACGTACGTCCGGGCTGTCTTCGCCGACCTGGGCCGGAGCCGTCCGGTGCGGCGCATCGGTGCGGTCCGCAACGGGAGGCCGCTGCGCTTCACGGTTCGACCTCATCGCAGATCGCCAAGAACTCATCCCTGAGACTGACCCTCAGTTTCAATAAAAAGGCCGAGGCTCCGTATTCATGCGTGTAGGTCGGTCGCCCCATCGCGTCATCACCGATGGCTTGTACGTCCGTCCAGCGACCCATAAGGATGCCGGTGTAGGCGCCGATGACGGCCGCTTCACGTCGGGTGAGGCTCACGGCGCTACCTCCGTCGCGAGGTGCGCGCCCCTGCCCTCACACGCGGGGCAGATGACAGCGGTCCAGACCACGACGTCGGTGTCGTCCACGTCGTAGGAGCGCACGGCGCCGGCGCCTGCGCAGACCGGGCACGGCACGACCGTCGCGGTCATGACGGGCACCGGAGTCAGGAGGCGCACGGGCCATCGGCAGCCCTCGCGATGACACAGCGGGCAGCGCATTTCGCCTGCCGCTGCGATCATGACGTGCCGGCGGCACACTTTCCCGGACATCTTGTGCTCGTGCACGCACATTGCTTCGGCGTCAATGACGCCTTCAGCACCACAGTCCTCGCCCGCCTCGATGCATCTGCACGGCACGATCGCGGTCACTCGGTGCCGTCCTCAATCGCGGCGAGGTCAGCGAACCGCAGCCGGCCGTCCGCCCACGCCGCCCGGACCTCGGCGTCGGCGTTGTCGGCGGGCTTCACCATCAGACCGGGCTGTCCGCCGGTCGGGGGGGTGACGGTGATTCCGTCCACCGCGACGATCTCGCCAGTGATCGTGTCGTGCCAGCCGCCGTCGCGCTTACAGGCGTCGAGCAGTTTGCGCTGAAACGCTGGCCGGACGATCCACACGACTTCGGCTTCGCTCGGAGCATGGTCTCTACACCAATGGACGAGCGCGTTGAGGTCGGTCACGGCGGCGGTTGTGCTGCCCGCTGACGGTTTCGTGGCGGTGACCGCGCCGATGGTGACGGGCTCCCCGTCCGGGCCGGTCACCGCGGCTGTGGCGCGGTCCCCGACGAGCAGCGCGTCGAGTAGGGCGGCGCGGGTCGCAGTGTCGGCGGCGGCCACGGCGTCCTTCAAGACGCGGAGCGCGACGAGCCGGGTCGCGAGGGCCCGGGTGTCCACCACAGGGGCGGTCATGCAGGCACCGCCGACAGCAGTCGAGCTGTGCAGTGGTGACCCTCTGCGAGACAGAGGCGACAGATTAGGCGTTCGATGACAGCGGCGTGCATGTGTCGCTCACACACTGTCTTGACTCGTTCATGCTCGTGCACACACATGGACGTTGTTGTTGCGATAACAGGTGCGTCACACGGGACCCAACCAGCCGTGCAGTTCTCGTCGCCACTCATGCGGGCACCGGCTCAGGCTCGGGATCGGCGAGATCGGGTTGCTTCAGGTCATCGGCGCGTTCCAGGCAGAGCGCCTCACCGTCGTTGCGCATCTCATCGGTTGCGTGCCTGGCCTCGTGCTCGCTCTTGAGCTCGCCGTGCAGGCCTCGCAACTGCGGGAGTGTCGGGCAGGATGCGACCCGGCCGGCCCAGCCTGCGTACCAGGTGTGCGCCTCGCCGCTCGTGTCCGGTGGTTGGGCGACCGGTTCGGCCCAGCGTGGGTCCGGTTCCGGTGGTGTCTGCGGCTTCGCGGCCCGCGGCGGCTTCTTGGCCTCCGGGTCGTCCGAGATCTCGTCGGCGCTCAACTCCCCACCCGTCAGCGGCGCAAGGTTACGGACCTCAGCCGAGCCGGCGTCCACCTTCAACACGTCGAAGATCAGCCACTCCAGCAGGTTCTGGCTGTTGTGCGTGATCGGCTGGGGCTCGTCCTTGCCGGGCACGAGGCCGGCGTGGACCGACCGGGCGCCGATGACGACCGGGGGGCGTTCGCGGCTCATCCGCACCCACAGCGACGCGTTCCACGGCAGGGTCTTGTGGCCCTCGACGCGGTAGTCCTTCTTGCCCTCGACGGGGCGCCCATCGTCGCTCATCTGCGCGACTTCCTTGCCTCGCGCGGTGAGCACGACGATGCCCGGGAAGGTCAGCAGGACGTTGTTGACCTTGCTGTACCGGGCGAAGGCGTCGTTCCAGAGGTTCATCGTGATACTGACCTCGGCGGATGGGTCGGCGGCGAGCTTGCTCCGGTTCGCCTTACTGCCCTTGGCGCGTTCCGATGCCCAGTCCTTGAGCATGTCCCACAGCGCCGACATGCTGTCCACGACCAAGACGGTCGGTGGTTCGCCGGCCTTCTTGGCAGCGGCGGCGGCTTCCTTGACCGCGATGACCTGCCCCAGAACAGAGGCGTAGCTGCCGTCGTGGTCCAGGACGAGGTAGTTCGCGCCGGGGATCGCGGCGTACTCGTCGGCTGCGCCTTCGTTGAGGTCAAGCCAGTACGTCTGCCCGACCTTCTCCGATGCCGAGAGCAGGGCGCACGCCCAGGACTTTCCGCTCTTCTCGGCGCCTTCGAGCAGGACGACGGGGTAGGGCACGAGGCCGGTGGGCTTGCGTGTGTGGAGCGCGGTCATCGCGTCTCCTCCGCAGTGCGTCCCATGGTGCGGAGTGCGTCACCTGCGGCGCGTAGGCCGCTGCGGTAACCCCCATCCCATGTCTGGTCGAGCACGATCTGGAAGACACGCTCGGCGTCGTCTCGGATGTGTTCCAGCACCTCGTCCTCGATGACGCCGGCGTGCAACTCAAGCCGAGTCTGCTCAATCGCCCATCGCTTCTGCGACTCCGCGTACTGCTCCCTCAGATCAGCGAGAGTGTCCAGGATGTCGGCGTGCATCCGGGCCAGTTCGTTGCGATCCGGGAACTCGGCGCTCATGTCGCGTCCTGGGCGGCGCGCAGCAGGTCCGCCGCAGCACGGGCCTTGATCCGGTTGACCTGACGGCGGAGGGCCGGCAAGCCGTTGTTGCCCGAGAACAGCGCATGCGCTTCGGACTCGGTGAGCCCTAGGACCGCCAGGGCCCGGTCTCGCACGAAGGTCATCTTGACTCCGCGGCTGGTCGGCCCGAGCGTCTCTCCGTCGCGGGCGACCAGGTACTCGCTGTGCAGACCGTCCGATCCGGTGGCCCAGGTCCCGCCGTCCAACTCGCAAGCCCAGCCCGCGGAACAGAACGCGGTGCCGCAGCCATCGATGGACGGTTGCCGCCAGTCGCTCTGGTTCCAGTGGTCGGGGTCGGCCTCGATGACCGCAAGCACCCGGTCGAGCAGCTCGACGTTCGGCGTCGGCGCGGTCATGACGCACCTCCTGCGGCGCGGAGCAGGTCGTCCAGGCTGTGCAGGTGGTCGAGGTGGTCGGTGAGGTCCCGCTGCGCCTGCCACAGGGTGGCGGCAGGGTCGTTCTCGCAGTGCCGGCAACGGGGGGTATTCGGCCCCAAACACATGCAGTCCCCGCCGCAGCACTCGTCGTGGCCTCTCGTGTCCCGGTGCCGTTCTAGGCGGGTCGAGGCGGTCGCGAGATCCTCCAGCAGCGCGGCGGTGACCTCGCGGTCGGCGAAGGCAGCGGCGATCAAGGCGACCACGACGTGCGGCGTCAAAGCGCCATGGTCGGAGTCGAAGAGGTCGTAAAGGCCGTCAACGATTTCCCACCGGGTGTCGATGCGGACGGCCATGTCGGTGAGGGTGTCCGCGACGATCTGCCGGGCGTCAACCGGCGCGGCCTGGGCGGTCATCACGCGCCGTTCCGTCGTGCGTGCTCCTGCAGGCTCGCCGCGATCCACGCGCCGTCCTGCGCGGTCGGGACGGACCGGAGCGTGCGGCCCGCCGGGTGCCGCTTCCGTGCCGCGAGCTCGTCCAGGGCGTCGTCGCAGGCGATCTCAGCCCGCAGTATCCACTTCTGCAGGTCCAGGCTGCCGCCCCGCCGGCAACCCTCGTAGGTGGCGCCGATCCCGAACCCGAGCAGGAGCGCGAGGACCAGCCACACGGCGGTCACGAGGGGTCACCGTTGAAGACGCGCAGCACCGTGACTGTGGCCGAGGTCGGCACCGAGCGGATGCCGCCACTGCCGTCGCTCTCGACCTTGACGCAAAGGACGGGCGAGATGTCGCTGACCGTCCCTCGGTAGGTGACTTCCACCAGGTCGCCGGGCTTTGGCCGGTCGCCGCTGGGTTCTATGCTGGTCATGTCTGCCTTTCCGTGGAAGCGGATGGGGTTGGGCTGGGGGTGTCCGCGGGAATGGCGGGCGCCCCCCCTACGGCGCGGTGAGCACGACGATGCCCGGGAAGGTCAGCAGGACGTTGTTGACCTTGCTGTACCGGGCGAAGGCGTCGTTCCAGAGGTTCATCGTGATACTGACCTCGGCGGATGGGTCGGCGGCGAGCTT